AAGTAGGATCATCAAAAGAAGTTAACAATGTAGTTGTAGACTGTTCAAATAAGTAGAAATCATCATCTGATGTTAGCTGAACTGAAGTTACTGGTTTGTCGAATAACAAATTAAACTCAGACAAGGCATTAACAACAGTAGGAATACCTGCAAATAATGGCAGCAAGATTCTAAATACTGGTTCTACGACTTCATAGTTTAATTCAAATATGTTGTCTACTACATACTCAGCAAATAACTTTCTACCAATAGGATGCAACAAAGACATCACTGTTTCTTTGTATGATGATAATGCTTCATCTATACGCAGTACATATGAGTATTTTTGATAGTAATTATTATCTTGAATAACGCTATCTGGTGATGATACTAAGCCTGTTGAATTTTCGTAGTATCCTTGATATTTTGCTAAAGTACCTAACACAACTTCTAACTCTGCAGAGTTTGCTGTTATTTCTTCGGCTACAGTAACTGAATTGAAGGAAGTCATAACTTCACCAACATAATCAGTACTGTAATCGCTAGTATAATAATTTTGTTTCGATATTATACCAGAATCTATGTAACGTTGTATCGAAGAGAATGCTGATATTTTAATAGGTGTGCCTAATGTAGTTTCTACTACATCACCTATTAAAAATGTAGATGGTAAATCAAAGGAAAACGAAGACTTATAATTTATACCATAATTTATAATCTGTGTACTTTTTATACCACCAAGAGCAGTAACTTCAATCACTTTGAACGTTAATCCAGAACCAACATCTGATTCTATATTAAAAACTTGGCCAACTTTAAAACCAAACCCTGCTTTTTTAATTTTTATAGAAGTTGTGGTATTTACTACACTTGCAACCACGCCATCTTGGTTTATGGTATCGCCAAATAATACTTTACCATAAACGTCTTTATTGATAAACAATTCATAGATAGACTCTGATGTTAAAACACTCTCTACACGTTTAACATAGATTCTATTTTTAGTTGAAATTCCGTTAACTATAGTGTTTAAAAACACTACGTTGTTCTGTAATGATAGAATATCACCAGAAGTTAACTTAACGAAAATAGAAAAATCTTGAACCCATTTAGAGTCTGAGATAGTTAATAATTGTTCTCTAGGATAACGAATATCAACTTCTTTTTGGAACATCTTTCTAAAAAGAAATTTATAAGATTCTTCACTTCCATGCGAAACTGCAATATGTGGAGTATTTTTAAGAAATTGACGATCTCTAGCAAACTGCGGGAAATCTACAGCAAACTCTTTCTTTAATTGATCTATAAAAATGTCTATTGTTTCGTCAACATCTCTAATCGTTTCTAAATTTCTATAAACATTTTGAGTTTCTAAAAATTTGTAGTATGCTTGAAGAAATTCTACAAATGTTGGATAACTCTCCCTGATATGATCAGGGAGTTGTATAGAGATAAGATCTGATAATTTATTTTTTATCATTTTCTATTTGGAGTAAATACATATGCAGAACCACCACGAGCACTACCTGAAGAGATAGGATCAATAACAGTTATGATTTTCATCTCGCTTTGTTGAATTCGAATAACTTGATCTCTTAGTGCGACAACATCATAAGAAGATGGTTTAAAGTAAAACATAAAATTATCTGAAGCAAGTGCTATTATATTTAGCCCTTCAATAGAAACAATACCTTTACTATAGTCTATTGTGCCTATTGCTGCGTTTATAATAATTTCTTCTCCAGAACTAATATAATACATGTAAACAGTGCCTGCTCCATTATCTTTTAGATAGTAGACTAAGTCACTATTTTGTATATAAAATCCAGTAGAAACAAACGCTGATTCTTTTGCACCAGTAAAGTAAATAGGATTGCCAATATCTACTTTATATTGCGCTGTTATATTAAATTTGGGGTAAAGCTCTCTAGATAATGAAACATTAGTCACGTTGTTTTGTATAGACTGATCTGCAGCATCTATTAAGCGAACAACCTTTGAGTGTCTGAAAACACTATCAAACTTCATTAGTTCAGTTTCACTGTAGTTATTAAGAACTTCTGCCACATAACCACTTATAGACGATGCTGATCTAGACGTAGATTTTGGATTATAATAAACAGTCGATTCTAGTATGATGTTCAAATATATTGGATCTACAATCTCAGCAACTGTTGTAACTATAGACTTTGGCTTTAGTATAACATTCTTAATGAAATCTTTTTCATTGTCGTTTAAGTAATCTTTAGTCTTTGGTTGGATTGAAATAAAAACTTTACCAAACTGCTGCGGTACATTATCTTCTCCACCCCAGACTTGGATAGATTTAACGTTACTAAAGTTCTTAAAGATAAGATTCTTATAATCGCTTTCTGTAACTGCTCTATTTTGGGTAGAAAAATGACGTGGCGCATTAAATTTAATACTAGGTAATTCTTCTGCATTTTCTCCACCCATAGCCATACTGTTAGTGGTTAGTGTTATTGTACCATTAGAAAATACAGAGCCATCTAACTTAAATGTTTTAGAACCATTAGAATCAGTACCAGAGGATGTTCTGTAAATAATACGTATATAATTACCAACACTTAATGCCTTACCAATAACACCATCACCAAATTCAATTTGATAATTTCCGTTTTCGATTTCCTTTAGGTAATATACATTACTTTCAGGTGTTAATGCAATAACATCGTCCGACAAAGAATATAAAGTCGATTCAGCTGAAGCTATTGATGGGTGAACATAAACTTCTAGTGAAGAAGTATCACATGGTGAGTTGTTCAATATAAACTTAGTACCAATTTGGTATACATACTGTTCTGTGTGATAAATGCCTTCCATAATATCAAAGCTATCAAATGTATAAACCCCATCTGACAATGACACAGTCATTTCATCTTTATTTGAAAAGTAATAACTACTACCATCGGTTGCGCTTGCTGTAAATACTGTTCTTGCTGGTAATGTTGCTAACTGCGGGTCTAAAACTAAACCAGAAACTATCAATGTAACGTTGGCTTTTGAACTGCGTGCAGAACGTGGCGTATATCCTAGCATTTTAGCTATTGATAGAATACTTTCTCGTTTGCTTGCAGAATCTAAGAACATCTCATTCAATGCCATGTTGGTATACAACGCATTATAGTGAGTATTATATGCTAATAAATCCACCAAAACAGAAAGACCAGAACCTTCAAAATTGTAGTCTTTGAATGTATCTTGCCCACTCAAAAAACTCTTAAGGTTAGTTCTTATACCTTCGTAGCTTAATTCATCTACCTTAATTTTTTTATTTGTTTCTGCCATTATCGTGTTCTTTCTAGTGTCATCTGGAATGACTGTAGAGCCGTAGAGTTTAGTATGTAGTAATAGATACTTATCTCTAAAGAATTATTAGAGTCGTTTGGTGTTATTATAACATCCTGCAATGATATTCGTGGCTCAAAATTTTCAATAGTTTGCTCAACGACAGTCTTAAGCATTATTCTAAGCATAGGTGAATATGGCTCAAACATAAGACCACGTATAGGAGAACCAAGATTACTATTAAATGGACGTTCGTAATTTGCAGTTAGTATTAGATTTCTTAGTGCTTGATTGACTGCAGCAGCATCGGTTTTTCTCGAGATATCATCTGTTATTGGATGTCTCGTGAAGTTTAAATCTATATCTGAAAAAATTGCTTGCTTTATAGCCATTATGCCGCCATTACTTTAGTGCTGCCTGATGTTATTATATTATCGCCATAACTATCACCAATTCTACCAACAGGGCTACCAGCTGCATATACCTTAGATGAGCCTCCACCTAGTGAAGATGTGTCTGGTGAGCATCCAGATTTTAAATGCGGTGCAACGGGATCTCCAACGATAACGACAAATACGCCTTCAGCTCGTACTTTACTTTGACCTGGTGCTCCAGTTCTAGTCTTCACTGGAAATCTACACTTCTTTCCAGTGCCATCAGGTGACATAACACCGTCGGTTCCAGATGATCTTGCTATTGCTGGCATTATTTAATCCCCTTACCCACTTCGACAGAAAAGCTAGCAAGTGATATTGCATAGTTCCAGTAGAAGTATTGCTGTATGTTTTTAGTTGCAGTTTTTGGAATTCCAGAAGAATCTGTGTAATTAATATTAAAACTGTAAGTTCTAGAAACCTCTTTTGATGCAGGTTCTTGATAGTTAACAACTGAGAAGAATTCATCAACTTCAGTATTATTTATCGCAGATAAAGTTACAGTTTCGTTAGGTTTTAATAAGTATGTATAAAATTCATCTTGAAACAAACGTAATGCAGTTCCAGATAAAATCATAGAACTAGCTGAACTGCTTTCCGCAGTAATACCAAACGCTACAGTATTTGTAGTGCATGTAACTGATGTGGCAAAAACATATACAGGAACTTCCTCTGTTGATAGTAATTCATCTAATACCTTAAATGATAATTTAACAGAAAATGTAGTCCCCTGATATACAGATTTTATTAAGTTGGATGGTAAAGCTAATCCATCCTCTGAAAATGTTGGATATCTATCGCCTGGAATTCCAGAGGGGAATCCAACTTCTTCTGAGTAAGATACAGTGACTTGTCCGCCAGTTGATATGTTAGGAACTATTAGATTGACATCATCGCCATCTATAACATCAACTATAGAATTAAATACAAGTTCAGCCATTACTTAGGACCAAATAAGAAGAATCCCTTTGTTCCTGGAGAAGGAACACCTTGAGCATTAACAGTCTTATCATTATACATCGTGAATGCTTGTTTCAATCCACCTTGTTTATATGCAATATGAATCCAGTTTTGCCATGCGCCCTTAGATGCCGATGGATCTCTATATTCTAAAATCATTTGATGATACGGCAAAATCTTTTCTAGTTGAGCTGCCAGATCCAATGTTTCTAGGTAACGACCTCCTGGCCAAAGTTGGAAGTCCAACGCACGACCTTTATTGTGGTCAGAAGTATCTCCAGACTGTTTGACATTGCCTGGATTACGCAAGCCTGACGTAATAACCCAGCGCCCAGTTTTACTAGAAACTCTGTGCACACCAGCTGGTGGACCAAGAATATCCCAAATAGGTTCACAGATATTCTGAGCCAAGTCTGCCATGTTTGCCACAAGATCTGCTTGAGTAAACAGCTTGTAACCAGAGAACGAATCGCCTTTACCTGGAGGTAATTCAGTATCTCTCAACACTGTTTGAGCACTCATTAAGTGACCAATTGTAAAGTTCTTAGACAGCTTGTAATCTCTAGTGAATGCCTTTGGATCAGCATTCTTATAGGTCTCACGATTAACATCTGTACCCGTTACATTATTACCTGGAGCTGGTTGAGCCAGCTCGGCATTAGCGCTAGAAGACGGTGCATTTGCTGGATTTGCGGCTTGTGGGTTTGAACTAATAACACCTGCTTGGGATTTACCTTCTTCACTATTCCACTCATCTGGAGTTTCAAACTTCGTGGAAGGCTGACCAACACGAGCAGGCGGCTCTAAGTTTTCCATAGCACTACCACCTGGTTCTGCCTTTTCAGGTGGTGTCAACTCTAGCCCTTCAATTGCTTCTGGTGCTTCTGCTTTTTCAACATCTCCAACTGATGCTCCATTACCCAAATCAACTATTGAACCATCAATACTAGCAACACCACCAGCGGCAACATCAACGCTACCGCCTGCACCTAATCCAGCATCGCCACCAGCTTTAATAGTTA